AATTCTCCCCTTGTACGTTTTATGTGACAAGAGTAACAGCGCTCCTACAACGCGGGATGGAGCAGTCCGGTAGCTCGTCAGGCTCATAACCTGAAGGTCGTAGGTTCAAATCCTACTCCCGCAACCAAAAAATCTATCAATATATCAAAGGCTTAGGCCGACGTAGGGCGCCCAATGGGCGCCCTTCTTGCGTTGCAACACAGAACAACACGTTTCTTTGGGATTCCAAAGGCTTACAGCCGTTCCGATTTCCTCCGTGCAACACCCATGCGACACAGGAATGGCCGGATGTTCGTGCGATGTTCCCTTGGCCAAACCGGTTTCCTGACTACTGCCCGAAGCACGTGGGCATGGCCAGCTTGCTGATGGCAGCGCGAGCGCCTGTGAAATGCTGATCCGTCGGCAGATCCCAAGTTGGGAATAGGCCAGCGATAGCCGCCATATGGTTTTCCAACTCGCCGATCACCATGGTGATGTTCCATGTCCCATCGTATTCAGCGGCCGACCTCCGGAGATCGGCGCAGAGGGCCATGATGCTTGCATAGTTGCGCATCGCCAGAATCTGGCTCGCACCCTTCGTGTCATCGACTAAGAGGGCAAGGCCATCAAGCACGGCGCGGACATCTCGTTCCATCATGGCGCAGCGGTCCCCACGCCATCCAGCCGCACCGCGATGCTGGTAATTCCATTCCCGGCGGCTTCGGTCGCAGTGCCCACGGGGAAGCGCCCAGCGCCAGGCACGTTGATGTTCTTCGCCGTGTTGTCCCAAGCCACACGCGCGCCGACGGTCAGCACGGCAGCGGTGACCTTGGGAAGCTTGTAGACGCCGGTGGTGGCCAGTTCGAGCGGATCGCCCTCGACGGCCGCATAGGCAGCGATGCCGAAGATGTTGCCGACGATCACCCCCTCGCCAGACGCGATGTTGCCTGCGGGAGCGGGCACGGTGATGACGTGGCCGTTCTGGATGTAGGTCTTCATGGTTCAGAGCCCTTTCGAGGATTGGATGCGGACCACGGCAATGCGCGCCGTGGTGCCGGTGATCTGGCGGTTGAGGTCGCCCAGCGCGGCCGCCATTTCAGCGTCGGTCGCATAGGTCACCCGCTTGCCGTCGTATTCTACGGTGCGGATGCCCTGATAGCGGGCGGCCATCAGGGCGTCGCGCCAGGCGGTGAGTTGGGCGAGGTCGGCCATTACGCGCCTGCGTTCTGGAACCAGCCGCGGTGGTCGATGAAGCCTGCGCCGAAGTCCAGGATCACCCGGATTTCCACGCCGTCCACGTCCCAGCCAGACCGGCTTTCAACCTGCGGGCCTTCGTTGCCCGAGAGGTAGGCGAACTCCAGACCGTCGATCTCACCGGGATCTGCGGTGACATACCAGCGGGTCGCCGACGAGAGGCGGGGTTCTACCACCAGCGACATCGCCCCCGAGAAGGGGTTCACATCGGCGGCGGTGGCGGGTGCGATGGTGGCCAGCCACTTCTCGGCCACGGTCTCCAGTGCGGGTGGGACCAGCAAGTTCTTCGGCGTCACCGGTATGATGCGCCCATCCATGCCCTTCTGCGTGCGCAGCGCCAGCCGGGCTGCGGACAGCGTCGCATCGGAAATTACCGAACCGCTTGCCGACTTGTTGCCGTGATCGGCGTGGAACAGTGCCTTGGTGTCCGACAGGGTCGGGCCGTTGCCGCTGTTCGCTTCCAGCAGGGTGACGAGGATCCGCGCCTCGGTCTCGGCGGCCCCCTGGCCCATGCGGCGGGCGAGGTCCGAGAAGGCCCCGAGGTCGTCGTTCACCAGCACTTGACGGGTGATTCCGATCTTCTTGGCCCAAGTTTCGATCTTGTAGGCCTCGCGCGCCTCGGCCATGGTCCCGGCCTTGATCTCCCCGTGCTCGTTCAGCTTTTCCAGCAGCGGGGCCTCGCCCAGCATGATCTTGTTCACCGACCGGAAATCCCGCGCTGAGGTCTGCCGACCGAGGCGGCGGATGCCAGAGGGCGCGGCCTGGTAGGCATCGCGTAGAACGCGGCCCACCGTGTTGCCGAGGATGATGGGGAAGTCCGAGGTGGTGTGCAGCGCCCGGGTGACGAGCGTCGCGGGCGACAGCGCCATGGTGGATTCGCCACGCAGCGTCAGCAGTTCCTTGGCCATGTCCACCGGCGTTGCATAGGCGTAGCGGCGGGCCGGTTCGGAAAGCTCGTGGCGCGGGTTGATCCTTGCATACAGGGCCTCGCCCATCTGGCGGGTGCGCAGGGCCGGATCGTCCTGGCTGTCACCCATCTCGACGCGAACCTGTTCGGTGCGGATCGTGGGCGCGCTGCGGCTGGCCAGCGCCTCGAAGGCCGCGCGGCGGGCGGTGTCGGCATCGGCAGCAGCGTCGATCTGGCCATCGATCCAGGCCTGGTCCAGCCCGGCGATGCGGGCGATGGACCTGATCTCGGTGTTGATCGTGGCGCGGGTATTTGCACCGTTGTCGTTTGCAACGGTGCTCCGGATATCATCGGGCATATTGTTCTCCATTCTAATATGGGCACCCGGGTCTGCGGGCGTCGGCACCAGGGAAATTTCGTGGGGGGTCCAGCGCACGGCGGTCAGGACGCGCGCGCCGTTCTCGGTGGTCTCGGACCAGTCCTCGACCGAATAGCCGACGGAGACATGGCGCAGGATACCCGACAGCACGTCCTGCCAGAGCGGTTCCACCTCGGGCCGGGCCGAGAACCGGATCATCGCCGTACCGCGCTGGCCATCGACGGCAGCGGATTGCACGTTGCCGAGCACATCGCGCACGGCGGATTGGCGGTGGGCATCGAGCACGCTGGCCCCTTGCAGACGGGTCAGGTCCACCGCCTCGGGCGCGAGGCTGAGGCGTTCGATGTATTGCCCAGCCATGTCGCGGCGGCGCACGGGCGCGCCGGTGGACCAGATCACCTCGACGGTGCGGGCGTCGCGGTCGGCGCTGGCAGGGGCCAGATTGGCACGGCGGGTCAGCAATTCAGTCGTGTCATTCATTGGGTAGGTCCTCTTTGGCGACAGTCACCGGCGCACCGAAGCTCAGGCCAAGCGCATCGGTCCGCGCTTTGTCAGCGGCAATCTCGGCATCGACTTGTTCTGCGTCATAGCCCCGTTCCGAAATCGCCTGCCTGCGGCTCTTAAGCCCGGCGTTGATGGCGAGGATCTCAGCCTCCACGTCCTTCTTCGGATCGACGTAATCGAACTTGGGCGGGAGCCATTCGCAGGAAAGATAGGCAGCGGGATCACGGTCGAAATCGCGGGCGGGCAGGTCGCCGGACAGTACCGCCAGCCGCACGAAGCGTTCCCAGACTGGACGGCAGAACAGATGCACCACGACGTTGTGCTGCAGCTGCTCAACCCGACGGCGAAACTCGATCAGCCCGGCACGGATCGAGGAATAGGTGACGCCCTCCAGATCGCCCGAGACCAGCTCGTATGGCAGGCCCATCCCCGCAGCCACAGCGCGCAGGTGATTTTTGACGAAGGGGCCGTAGGCGTCGCTCTCGGTCGGATTGGAAAAGCGGATGTCGGTGCCAGGCGGCAAGGGGATCAAGCTGCCGGGTTCCATGCCAACGGTCAACGCGCCGCCATTGTTGGCGCCGATCAGCCCACCCGCCGTGCCATCCGGGTCGGTGATGAAGCCTGTGAACAGCGCGGCAACCTTGGCCTTCACCAGTGCTGCATCCTCGAACTGGTCCAACTCGTGCAGCCGCAGCAAAACCGGAGCAAGCCAGGTGATCCCGCGCAACTGTCCAGCGGCCAAAGGTTTGAACAGATGCAGGCAGTCGGTCGCGGGGATGCGCAGCGGTTCCAGCCGCAACGACGCCAGCGGATCGCCGGGCCGATCACGCGATACCCAATAAGCGGTGCGCTGCCCAGCGCCGTTGAACTCGATGCCAGCCCGGATGCGCGCGCCACCGCCGATGTCGCGGTGCAGGTCCGAAGGAACATGGTCCCGGTCCAGCAGGTCGATTTGGAGTGGAACAGCCGAAGCATCGGTCACGACGCGCAGGCGGGCGAAACTCTCACCGCCCTCGATCATCGCCCGCACAGCCATGGCCTGCAGCCCGTAGAAATCCGCCAGCCCGCCCGGATCGGCATGATCGGTCCAGCGCAGCCAGAGCACCTGCAGCCGTTCGCGCACCGCCCGGTCGGGATGGGTGGACTGCGGCTTGATCCCCGCGCCGACGACATTGCCCACCAGGCTGTCCACCGCCGCTGCGACCCACGGGTTGTTCCGCGCATACCAGCCTGCACGACGTGCCGCCGTGGTCGCGCCCGCGAGGATCGCCGTGTTCAGCCCATCGACCGTCCGCGCGCCTTCCCAACGCCGACCACCAGCCGCAGCATCGAAGCTACGAATGCGCGTGAAGCCGAGTAGGCGATTGAGGATCGTCCGCATGGCGCTGAGTCTCTCATTTCCAGCGCCTCCGGGGTATCAGAATGGTTGGGAAGGGCCGGGAAAGGTCCGTAACCGAGCCCCCTCCCAACGCCGCCCGCCGCCTGCCGCGTCGAAGCCGTGGTTGCCTACACTACCGAGAAGGCAATGGAGGAAAGTCCGCATGGGCGGCAGAATCGCCCGCCACGGACCCTCAAGCTATTGGCAATGTCTGGGAAAAGCTCTCGTTGGTCAGAACTCAAATGCGACGGGCAGTCTGAGGGCTGACCTTGAACAGACGGCGACTGCGGCGGCGGGCCGCTTCCAGCCCTTCCTTGGTTCGCTCTGATATTCGTGCCCGCTCGAACTGCGCGATGGAAGCGAACACCTGGAAGGTCAGACGACCTGCAGGGTGGTGGTGCCGATATCCTCGACCAACGACCGAAGGCCCGCACCACGGGCGCTGATGACTTCTACAATGTCCAGCAGGTCGCGAAGGGAGCGGGCAAGGCGATCATAGTTGCTCACGACGATCACGTCGCCGCCACAAAGCTGATCAAGCAGCCTGTCCAACGCTGGCCGCTACCAGGTTGCGCCGGTCAACGTATCTGAAAATACACACTCCGCTCCAACACTCGTCAAGGCGTCGATCTGCGAATCTGTGCCTCGTCGTCCGTGGACTTGAGGGCATAGGCTACGATAATGCCGTATAATGCCACAAGCTTCCCAAAACCGCGAAAGATTTTGTTAGGGGGTTCTGGCGCACCTAAGTCATTGATTCTCTATGCTTCTCTATGCTTCTCTATGCCTCGCCCTTAAGGTGCTTGCGCTCCTTGAGGCCACTTTTGCTCTTCACACAAACTTAATCTTTGCTAACGTGCAAATCGACGTACGCAACGCCGCTAGTGGGGAGGTTACATTGCCAATTAATAACATTTCGCCAAATTCTTTTGGCACCAAGTTTTTTCACCCCACTTTATCCTCCGAAGAGTTACTTGATGCGGCGATACTGGCTAGTGCCGTGTACGAACGTACACCCACTGAATTCTCTGATCTTCTGAATTCGCTGTCGGCAACTGGAAGTTCGCCCTGGATCAATGTGACAGATGCCCTGACGGATGAGCAGTATGGGTTAGACGTTTCCTTAATAACCAGTGATCTTGATGATTTCGGTTATTTCCGAACCACTACAAGTTATCTAATTACGCCAACCGTCACTGGAACACCCGAGGCGTACTTCCTTCGCAACATAGAGACCGGGCAGTATGCTATTGCTTTTCGTGGTACTGCTCAGGACGGCGGTCTTTACAGGGGGGACCAAGCAGACTGGTTTCCTGGTAACATGGAGGCGCACTACGACGCATTTGAGCCGTTCTTAGATGCTGTTGACGCTTTTCTCGCTTTCCAGGGCACCTTGACTGGCAACCCGCAAACGTTGCTAGTGACCGGTCATAGCCTCGGCGGCGCTATGGTCGAGTACTATATGGCGGAGCACCCTGACAACAACACTATTACACATTCGTATAATGGCGTAACTTATGCTGCTTCTGTTGATTACGAAGCTTTAGCGATTGCCTCACCGGAAGCTAACTTTGGTGCCCCCGACCCAAGAACGCTTAATATTGGGCATCAAAACGACATTGTATACGGCGCTATTGGTGGCTTTGACGCTGACGTTTCCAATGTCTTTATTTCTGGTGTACGAAATATTCCGTCTTTAACTCACCCTATGGCCTCGACCTATCTCACTTCTATTTCAACCATTCTTAATTCGGACTACTACTCAACAACATCCCCGAGTTCTCGCGTCTTAATAAACTTTGCCGAGACACCTCAGGAATCTCAGTTGCTGTCTCGCGATTCCGGACTGACAGAATCCCTCATTCTTGGTCGAGACAGCGATATAACCCGTGTTGACGGGGCTCTTCTGAGCGTCGACGACTACTTATTTGGCGCCGGTCAAGATGACATATACGAGGGCTTTTCTGGCAATGATGTATATTTTGTCACCGGCGGTGGAGGCAGTAATACCTTTTCCATGAGGCATGGTGAAGACACAATTGTGGTGAGTGATCGCTTCCAGCTTCGGGACTCCACAATCGATGGTCTGGGTGTCGGAGACAAAATTGCGTTCTTCGACGAAACCACGCGCGGTCTATCCCAAGGTGATATATCAGTTGAAAGCGGAAAAATAATAATTGATGGTGGCCTGATATTTTCGGATGTAGAAATAAATGGAGTATTGCCATTAGGCACAGAGCTCCGACTTGTGGAAGGCTCGCTACCAATTCCAGATTTTAATATACCATTATACAATATTGAGAAATACCTTGAAGTGGTGCTTACACCCGATCTGGCTGGACCTTATGGTCCGACGACGCTTTCGCCCGCCCGAGATTTTTACGTTGGAACGACGGAAGAAGGATTGCTATTTCTGGAGTGGTTGCGTTCTGGCGACTTAACGTACGAAATCGATGTTCTGAATGATGGAACGACGCTGCGTCCGGCTGACGGAGGTTTTCAGGACTCAGTCTTAACAATGCCCGCAAACTTGGGAAACTTTCAATCTGGCGGCGTTGATCTACGCGGACTTCGTGGATCTCAAGAAGATGTCCTGATTGAGGTGAAATACTCAGTCTCACCGTCAGACAGTCCGTTGTCGGAGTTGGTTGAGTTTACTACAGACACCGTCAGGTATTTGTTTATCGGTGACGCCGTTGATGACCGTGGTGGTCGGGCGTGGGGCAACCCGCAACTGATTACTTTTGACAATGTGGCGTATGATTTTCACGCGTCGGGAGAGTTCATTCTCGCTCGCGCCACCAGCGGACCCGCGTATGAAGTCCAAATTCGCATCGTGGAACTTTCATCGGCGGTCTCGGTAATCGCGGCGATCGCAACGGTCGTAGATGATACAACCATCGCGATTGAAGCCAATGGTGCTGCTGGCCGGCTTCTGGTAGCTGGAGTAGACACAGCGCTGGCAGATGGCGACACGCTCACGGTTGGCTCCGGCTCGGTTACGCGCACTGGCAACACAATCAGCATAGATCACGGCAACGGCGATACCACGAGTGCGCAACTGTTCAGTACTTTCCTTGGCGTCACATCACAGCCGTCACTGGCCCGTACCTCTGGAACGATTGAGGGTCTTCTCGGCAACGCCAACGGCACGCCGCTGGATGACTTCCGCCTAACGGACGGGACGGTTCTCACTACACCGATCCCCATCGATGTTCTCTACGGCGACTTTTCCGCCGGCTGGATCGTACCTGACGGTGAGCGGCTCCTGCCCGGACCGCGGGAGGCCTTTGAAGCCCCCGACCGGATAGTCACCATCGACAGCCTACCGGCCGGCCTCCGCGCAAATGCGGAGGCGGCCGTAGACGCTCGTGGTATCACGAACCCCATTGTCCGTGAGGCGGCTATTCTCGACTTCGCCCTCACCGGCAACGAGGAGTTTATCGAAGCGGCTGTACAGACCGACCAAGACTTCAATCCGATCGTGGACACGAACCCAGTCGATCCGGTGTCCAATTCTGTTGTTATCCTAACCGCCGACACCACCACCCTCGATGAGGAATATCCCACGGAACGCACCGCGACCCTGACCGTATCCCGCGGTTCGACCGAGGGTGACCTGACCGTCAACTGGTCGATTGTGGGCGCGGGCGTAAAACCCGCCAGTGCAGACGATATTGCTGGTGGCATCGTCTCCGGTTCGGTTGCGATCGCCGATGGTGCAGAGAATGCGACGTTCACCGTCGCGATCGAGAATGACAACTTTGACGAGGGTCCAGAGACCTTTGACGTCGCGGTCGCGCTCGAACCGGAAGACGCTGATGATTTTGAGGTGCTCATTTCCTCGGTCCGTCTCACTGTCACCGACAACGATACACCGCCACCATCCCAGACCTTTTCGATCGCCTCTGACGTCACTGACATTATAGAGGGGGATGCTGGTCAACAGACCGTCAGCGTCACCATCACCAGAGATCAAGCGCTTGGTGCGGCGGTCGTGACCCTTACCCTGACAGGCACGGCGGACGCGGCAGACCGCGCTCTGGCGTCGGAAAGCGTTTCCTTTGAGGCAGACGAAACGGAGAAGGTCGTTCAACTCACAATCTCGGGCGATATCGACTTTGAGCCAGATGAGACGGTGATCGTGTCCATCGACAGTATCAGCGAATTCGCGATTGTCGGCACGCGGTCCACCACTCTGACGATCACCAACGATGACTCGGATGTGCCGGTGGGGACGGACGGCCCCGACGATATCTTCAACCCGCTCGGTGGCCAGTCATTCGCACTCGGCGGCGGAGCGGATGTCATTAGAGGCCCGGTCGAGAACTTCTTTGACGACTTCATCGACGGTTTCGGTCTTGACGACACAATGGTGTTCGAGGGCGCGAAGATCGCGCGCAGTGCTATCGACGTGACCTTCGGCTCCGCGATATTCGACATCGACACCGATGGCGATGACAACTCGAACGGACAATTCACCCTGGAGGGAGATTTCAGCGCCGGCGACTTCATGGCCGTCGGAGAGAGCGGCGACACGCTGGTGACGTTCGAGATCTTCCTGCCGGTACTCCAGGAAAGGCAGGCGGTTGATCCTGACCTTGTGAATGGCATCATCAATCAGAACTTCCTGAAGGGCGATGGGACAACGGATTTCCAGGTGACGTTGCGAGATCTGGGCTTCGCCGGATACAACAATGTGGTGGGCGTGTACGAGATCGATGCTGCTGGCAACATCGTGGACACCCGCATTCTGTTCGAAAACGCGAATGCCGACAAATCGGCTTCGACGCTGATCGAAGATGTCGAGGATGGGCATACCCTCGGGTTCTTCATCGTTCAGGATGCGGCCGACTGGGCAGCGACGCTCGCCGCGGGCGACACGCTGAGCTTCGTCAACAGCTCTGGTGCTGCCGCGAATGTCTCCGATGGAGCCAACATCTCGATTGCCTTGAATGGTGGTGCAGTTGACGAAATGGTGTTCCACAGCTTCGATGAGAACATGAACTCCGATGGCCTGCAGCACGCCCTGTCTGGTGTGGATATTGGCGGCGAGGCGATAACGATCGGCTTCGAAGACCTGACGGGCGGCGGTGATCGCGACTACGAGGATGTGGCGTTTCGTGTTGAGCTTGTTGAAGACTTCCTATTCTTCTGACCTCTGGACTCACCTCATCCACGCCGATCGGATCACGCGCCCAGACTCGACACCTGGCCGTGTCGGCACGGAGGCCACCTCATCGTTCAACCGCATCCCCATGCTGATCAGCCCATGCAGGGCTGCGTGGGCGTAGACGAAGGTATCCAGCGCCTCGTTGTGTTCGCCGTCGCGCTTGGGCTGCCAGGAGCGGATCGGGCGGCCCTTCTCGAAACGGGTGACGACGCGTTCGGCGGTCAGTTGTCGGAAGTAGTCGGCGTCGAGGCGGCGGGGGAAATGGATTGTGCCGGGGCCGGGTTCAGTCAGTTTCAGGCGGGCGTAGACGGCGTCCTTCACAGCATCGACGCCGATGATGAACAGAGGAATCTTGCCCTTGTTGGTGCGGGTGGGGCGGCGCGGCCAGACCGGGATCCCTGGGCCGCCGCGTCCCTTGATCGCCCAGATGCGGCGGGCAAGGCGGGTGCGGCAGAACTCGTAAGCCATCTTGGTGTGGTGACCGCCGGTGTCGATGGCGGCGGCGCGCACGGGCAGGTCGCCATAGGTGCCGTTCAGCACGCCGTCGAGGTCTGACCAGAGGCGTGGGCCGGAAGGGTCGCCCCAAAGCACGCGGTAGTCGATCACCCACGCCTCTTCATCTCGGCCCCAGCCGACAACTTGAACCTCGATCCGGTCGCCCTGCACATCGACGCCAGCCGTCAGCGCCGCCACGCCGGGGGCGAGGTCGCGGCCCCAATCCTCTCGTCGCGCCATCAGCGGGTCGGCAGGGACGGTATCGCCCGCCTGGTCTTCCCAGGACTCGCCCAGCTTGGTGTTCACCCAGACTTGCAGGCGGGCGGGATCCTTGGCGACGCGCGCATGATCCAGCGCAATTTCGGCCCATGTTTCCCACGGCGAATAGAGCGACGACAGGTGGAACCCTGCCGTGCGGCCATCACCCAGCGCAGTCGGACGCCATTCGCCAGCGACCAGAAGCCGAGGTTTTTCGTGTTCATGATGCACGCCTCCGCAGGCATCGCAGATCATATAGGCGGCGTCGCGCTGCCCCTCCGGCCAGCGGATGCGTGCCCATGTGATCGGCGCCATGTCGCCGCAATGCTGGCAGGGAATATGGTAGTAGCGGCGGTCACTGTCCTCGAATGCAGCCTCAATTCGGGAATGGCCCTTCAGCGTCGGCGTTGAAACCATGTAAATCTTACGCCGCCCCCGGAAGGTGGTGGTACGCTGGATCGCCAGATCTACGGGGTCACCTTCGCCATCAGCATCGCCGGGGTAGCCGTCCACCTCGTCCAAGAACAGGTATCGGACCGGCGTGGACCGCAGGCCCACCGCGCTGTTGGCACCCGTCATCACCAGCTGGCCGCCGGGAAAGGATTTGCGGAACAGGCTGTTGCCCGCGTCGCGCGACCTTGGGGCCGACACCAGATCGCGGAGGGCAGGCGTCGCTTCAATCAGCGGATCGATCCTCACGGTGGTGTTGCGCCGCACCATGTCTAGGGATGGCATGACCAGCATGGCGATGCCGGGTGCGTTCTGAATGATGTAGCCGAGCCAGTTCAACCCGGCCTCGGAGCCACCGGTCTGCGCGCCCTTCATTAGCACCACCCGTTCATAGGGGCTGGAAGTGGACAGTGCATCCATCACCGCGCGCAGGTAGGGCGTGCGGTCCGTGCGCCATCGGCCCGGTTCTGCCGATGTCGGCGGCAGAATGCGATGGCGATCAGCCCAGTCCGACACCGGGATTGGTGGTTCTGGTCGTATGCCACGCCGCCAGGCGAGGTCAATCTCAGGCACCATCGCCAAAACTCCCCAGCGGCATGTCTGCCAGATATTCGAGATGCTCGCGCATCATCCTGTCCAACGCGGCAAAGGTGGCGCGCGGATCGGCGCCAACCTCGGCCGCCAGCAAGGGGGCGGTGCGCTGCACCCAAGCCATATGGGCATCGCGTTCGGCGCGGGCGCGGGCAAACACCGTGCGGGTGGCGGCGACGGTTTCGATCAACTGACCCTGTTCTCGCTCAAACGCCAGCTTGGCGCGCTGCACCTTGACGATTTCATGCAGGCGTTTGGCCTCGGCCAGCGTGATGCCGCTGCGAGCAGGGGCGACAGTCCCACCCTTGTTGCGGCGCGCCGGGTCGAGGTTGTCCTCGATCCAGGCCAGCCCCTCGGCCACGTCGATCTGTCCGTCCGGACATACCGGCAACCCCTCGGCCACCAGTTGCGAGATGCGCCCCTTGGTCAGACCGACCCGTGCGGCAAAGGCTGTCTTGCTCTCGTTCGTGTTTAGTTTAGTCAAATTCGCCCCCAGACGCTGGAGGGGTCATGCGCTGTGCTCCCCCACATACGGATCGGCCCAAAAGGAACCGCCCTGCGGCACTTTCAAAGTTTCGGATCGCCTGCCGACACGTCCCGCCCGTTCCCGATGGTTGCCGGTCTGTCTGGTGGGTTTGGTGGATGTGGTGGGTTTGATTCCCTCTTGTCCCGGAAACTGTCAAAACGTGTGATGTGGAGTGGGGGATGTCAGGCGTTGGTATCCTCCACCTCGCTGACAGTTTCTGTGACAAACATAGATATCGCCCGAAACAAATCCACCAAACCCACCATACCCACCAGAATGTCTGGGACTGCTCGTCACGCATTGGCACCCCACAGCAGATTATCCGAAACTTCGAGACTCTGGTCACCCGCCGTTTCGCTCCCTTGGATTCGCCACCGCGCGTTGCCCGCCGAAACGGTCGCCCCGATGATCTTCCGACCGCTAACGATGCGGTTCTGGTTGCCGCCAATCCATTTGCCCAAACGTCGGCTGTTGATCGCACCGCCTTCACCCGCCACGACCAGCAAGGCCTCGCGCAGTTCCGGGTGAATGAACTCGGCTCGCCCGTAGAGCTGGGGGCGCTGTTCTGTCGCCCGGTCAATCAACTCGCGCACGCTGATCGGGGACTCCCCGATGCCGGCATGCCATTGTTCCAGCACGGTGGTCAGCGCCTCGAGCTTCGGGTCTGCGCCGCGCATATCCTCCATGGTTTGGCACGGATCGGCCTCACCAAGCCAGATCAGTGCATCACGCACCCAGGACGACCAATCCTCGAACGAGCCCAGAGGCGTGCGCTGCTGCGGCCTGCCAGCCACAAAAAATGCCCGCAGAACGGTCAGCCCGGCCGCAACATAATCGCCGCGCGCCTCCTTCACCATGTCGAGCGGCTTGCGCTTGAACGCCCGTAGCTCGGGGCGTTCAACACCGGCATCCAGCGTGGCACGGATGGCACGCCTTGTCATGTCACCCTCGAATTTCAGGTTGTTGCCGGTGGCGAAGACGGCGGAATTGCTCGGCACCTCGGCATTGATGGACTTCCCGAGGATCCGAACCTTCAGGCTCGTCTGGGTCATTGTCTGGCAAAGCAACTCGCCGCCCAGCGGTTCCTCGCAGTTGTCGATGGCGATGATCGTGTCACCCGCGATCAGGGACGCGCCAAGACGCTTTTCCATTTCCTCCTCTGATTTGCCCTGCGCGACGACCGGGGCCGGGCGCGAGGTAGCGATGCTGGCTGCCAGATCGACCAGCATGGATTTTCCGGTTCCTGCTGTCGGTGCGTTGAAGCCGTGTAATGGTGCCGTGGGCAGAGAGCGGCGGATCAGGGCCGTCAGTATGGCTGACAGCGCCACAGCGCGATCCGCCTCGGACACGAAGGGAAAGGTCGAGATCAGATTCTTGAGGAAGCCCAGCGCTCGCAAGGCCATGGCGCGGTCGGGATCGCGCGGGATCACTGGAAAGCGGCAACCCTTCGGGTCGAACAGAAGCCCGGTTTCGGTGTCGTAGCCAGGCAAGTCGAGGATCGTTCCATCGGGGCGCAGCGTGGGCGAAATGATCATGCCGGTCAGCACGGGAAGCCGCCATTGCCCTTCGCGCGCGAGGAACGTCTCTGCGATCTTGTGGGGACAGTCGGTGCGCTGCCATTCCTCGGCCCGCTTGTCGAACCGCTCCCAACTGGCCGCGCGCGTCATGGCCTCTGCCATATGGTGGGCTTTGACATCCACAAGGCGCGGCACATCGACAATCCGGCCGCCCGAGACGTTCACGGGCACCATCGCCGGGCGCACTACCATGCTGCCGCGCTGGTAATATCCAAGCTTGGCCTGCATCAGCGCGTCCTCGGCCTTGTCGACAGTTTCGTGCAGAAAGCCTGCGTAGATCTTGATCGTGGGCCGACCATCATCCTTGGTCGCATAGCCGTCCGGTTCCATTTGCGCTGGTTTGGCGTTCGGGCTGTGAGGCTTCTCGGCGCGCCAGCCGTGCGACCGGGCCAGCCAGAACAGAGTGCCAACGGTGATGCTGCGCACATCGGCGAAGCTGTTCCATTTATCTGCTGAGTAGGCGGCATCATTCTTTGCGGCATGTGCTGACCATTCCTCCCACAGTACGCGCCCCTCATCGCCCAGCGCCGCACACAGGGCCAACCCGACCCTGATCCATTCATCGTAGGAAAGATCGTCATTGGAGATGTAGGACAGCGCCTCCTCGACCAACGCGAACGACGGGGCCTCAAGCCGCCGCAGGCCTGCGGCCTTCCGGCCTTCACGCTCCACATCGCGCATGTCCGCCTTACTCTGCCCGCCATGCTGGCGCAGGTATGTATCCGCCGCAGCGATGAACGCAGCGCAACTCTCCTTTGAAAGAGCGGGCAAGTCTGCCAGCGGAACCTCAAGCGGCGAGCGTTCGGGCCAATGATAGGGCGCCTTGGTATCTGGGTGGATGCCAAAGCCCACGAACTGCTGCCCTGTTGCCAGCACCTCCACGCGCGCCACCGTGCCATCGAGCATATGAAACTCGGGCGTCTGGATCTTGTCGAATGGATCTTCGGTGCGGAACGCCAGCAGGATCTTCGGTGCGCGCCCGATCCGTTTGGCGGGTGTTGCGCCAAGCATGTCGCAGGCAAGGGTGGTCAGATGCGCAGCTTTGGCCCCGTCTAGCACATCAATGTCGATACCGATCAGTGTGCCGCACAGCAGGCCTGTATTGGTGCAGTTGCGTTGGGCGTTGGTCCAGCGGATGATTTCGGCTTCGTCGGCCGTCGCGCAGACGGCCTCCCAGGATTTCATGACCGGACGTTTCCCGGCTGCTTTCGTGGCCACGTGCGGACCAAGAACGGGGACGGGGCAATAAGCGCTGCGATGAAGGGTCAGACGCAGGTTGGTGAGATCATCCGCAAGTGCGGCTTTCATGCACGACCCTCCTGTTCGGCAATCCAGTTCATGATGGTGCTTTTGCGCGCACAGATGAGCGAGCCAATCTTGAAGTGCGGTAGCCCCTTCGTGGCTTCGCCGGTCAGATAGTAGACCTTCCGGCGGTGCTTGACGTCGCCGAACATGAATCTAGCAATTTCGTCTGCGCCGCGCAGCAGGTCATCACAAAGCGTCGCCTCGGTCGCGGTCTGCTTTACGCTGTCAAGGGATCGGGGGTGGTGGGTCATGGGGCTTCCTTTCTAGGGCAGGGCTTGCTGGATGAAGTGGGCGTCAAGTCCGTGAAGGCGGCGCCACGTGGCGCGCACCTGCATGCTGATGTTGATGCTTGCGGTACTCAGCGCGTTGGCATGGGTCGCCATGGCCAGCTTGTAGGCTCGTTCGGCGGTCGTGATATGCGCCGGTGAAGTGATGGTCGCGAGCTTGGCGCGACCCTCCGGACTGCCAAGCAGCCACGGCAACATCTGAAATGTGTCCTTTGATGTCGCCCGTCCAAGAATCAGATTGGTCTCTCGCGGCGGTGCATCGAAGAAAAGGGTGGCGAACAGCGGCGGCACCCGCAGGAACAGAATCTTTCGGTCGATCAGGTCGAGATGCCAGTCGTCTGACGATGATCGGATCAGCGCGCCCTCTTCGGGTGAAATAGTCCCGGAAATCGAGGCTACCAGCGCGGCCCATGTACCCGGTCTTGTCTTGGCCATCGCCTCTGCCACGATCCGGATGTTCCATGCGAAATGTTCGCTCATCGCGGCACCAATCGAGGCGATCAGCACATCTTCCTCGTGCCACATGCGTTTGAAGCCGCCATGCTCCTTGGGTGTTTTCTGGGCCTGAATGGCCCCGGCAGTCTTCAAGACACGCAGGGACGGCACGGGCATGCCTGATGCTGCCACCGCTTCCGTGTCGCCATAAAGGAACGTTTCGGGGGCTTCCGCACCGCTCCGTTCGTTGGCTGTCATTGTTAAGGGCTCCGTTCATGAACAAGGGCTTTACACACGCAACAGTTCATTGCAAGTGTCTGTCAGGCGGTTTCTAACGCCATTCGCGCGCGTTGACAACCGTTCCTATTTTTTACGCTCATGGAGGGAAATCATGGCCACGATCCGCAAACGCACGCTGCCCTCGGGCCTTATCCGCTGGCAGGTGGATTTCACCGACCAGGCGGGCAAGCGACGGTCCAAGCTGTTCCCGCGCCGCAAGGACGCGGATGTCTATCTGATCAAGGTCCGCTCGCTGGTCGCCAACCACACCTATCTGGCCGACAGCGACAGCACGACCGTGGCCGAGGCCGCGAAAGGCTGGCTCGACCATTGCGAGGTGCGCTGCAAGACCGGGCGGCGGATGGAGCGGTCCACACTGCGCGGCTATAGCGACTATGTGCGTCTGCACCTCAAGGACCCGGAGGTCGGGATCGGGGACAAGCTGATCGCCCAATTGACCCGCCGCCATGTCAACGAACTGCGCGACCGGCTGCTGCTGAATGGCCGCTCGGAACACCTGACCCGTCGCGCCATTTCGGTGCTGAAGCTGATCCTCGACCATGCCATCGACAATGGCCAGTTGTTCACCAACGCCGCCCACGGCGTGCGGGTTATCAAATCCAGCCGGATCGAGCACAAGGCCCCGGTGCCATCGAAGGAAACCATCCGCGCATTGATCGAGGCCGCCGACGAGGATTTCAAGCCGCACCTGATCGTCTCGGCGCTGGGCGGGTTGCGCGCCTCCGAACTGCGGGGCCTGCGCTGGCAGGACGTCGATTTCGACAAGGGCTTTATCTATATCCGCCAGCGCGCCGACGCCTACAACCAGATGGGCGAGCCGAAATCGCGGGCAGGGTTCCGCGACATTCCGGCCGGGCCGATGGTGCTGAACGCCCTGCGCCGCTGGAAACTGCGCTGCCCGAAAAGCGAACTAGGGCTGGTGTTCCCCGCGCCGCAGGGCGGGATCCTGCAACACACCCGCACGCAGGACCGGTTCCGCAAGCTGCAGGAAAAGGTCGAGGTGAAGATGCGCTGGCACGACCTGCGCCACTTCGCCGTGTCTCTGTGGATCGAACAATGCTTCTCGATCAAGGAGATCATGACCTTCGCGGGCCATTCCTCCATCCAGATGACCATGGAACGCTACGGCCACCTTTTCCCCTCGCCCGACCACCAGAAAGCAATGGCCATGGTCGAGGCGAAGCTGCTGGGGTAAGCTTTTGCCATGACGTGGCTCCCGAACCAAACCCTCGCTGATTTCGCCAACGTCGCGCGGCTGGCGGGCGTCACGCTGGCGACGGACGACATCCGCATTGAGACGCTGCCTGCGCCCCACGCGTCACCCACGCGGCTGCCAACGGGCCAGATGGCCGTCTACGTTTTCACCCACGGTGCTGACGTCCTGAAGGTGGGAAAGGTGGGGCCCAAGAGCCAGCCACGCTACACCAGCCAGCACTACAATCCGGGCAGCGCGCAGAGCACGCTCGCCGCATCAGTGATTGCTGACGCCGAGCGTTTGGGGTTGGGCGAAGCTGACATGGAGGAGATCGGAAACTGGATCCGGGCGAACGTGGATCGGGTCAACATCCTTCTTCCTACCCAACTCGGTGTTCCAATCTTGACGCTGCTGGAGAGCTTCCTGCAATGCCGCCTGCGACCGCGATACGAAGGCTTCAAGAGCCAGCGTGGGTGATGGCCGATCTGGTTTCCCGTTTCTTCGCAACTGTTTGCGGCAGTTCCGTGCGACACGACGCCGACGTTGCGTGTTTAAAAATACGATAAGTCTCGGAGTTCAAAAGACTTTTTCAGTCCAAGGGGTGGGCCTCATAACCTGAAGGTCGTTGGTTCAAATCCAACTCCCGCAACCAAATTTTCAAAAAATCAGATACTTAGAACCCGATTTTTTCACTTGTGTATGAGCGTGCGCAATTCTGGTCAACACCTGGTCA